AAGAAATCTGTTGCAGCTTTTAATCGCCCAAAAGAATCTGGAATGTATGGTAAAAATCACTCTAAAGAGACAAGAGATAAACTTTCAATAATTGCAGCAGGTCAGCATGCAAATGGACAATTTAGAAAATTTACAGAGACAAAAATTCATAAAAAAGTATATAAGTTTGTGAAAAGTCTTTGTGTAGGAGATTTTAAAAAAGAAGTTCAGTGTAGTAGATTTGTGCTTGATATTGCAGATGAAAATCTTAAGATTGCTATTGAAACACACGGTGATTATTGGCATGCAAATCCTAAAAAATATAAAAATAAAAAATTAGACGAAGCTCAGCAATATAATCTTCAGAGAGATAAGAGAAAAAGAAAGCATCTGAAGAAAAATGGATGGACACTTATTGAGCTATATGAAGATGATATTTATAATAACTTTGATAACTGCAAAGAAAAGATAAAAGAAGTTGTTCTTGACTATACTGAAAACCCATGGGAATATGGTAAAATTGCTTGGATTGAAGAATATGGTGAAGAAGAGACATATGACATTCATGTAGATGATCCTGATCATAATTATATTGCAAATATGTTTGTAGTTCATAATTCTCACTCTCTATCTTATGCTCTTACAGCATACAGAGAAATGTATCTCAAAACATTTTATACATTAGAGTTTTATGTTGCATTGCTAAACAATACAGATATTTCAGTGAAAGATGATAAGTTTGATTTTAAGATAAAAAAGTATGTGATATCAGCATTGATTAAAGGATTTGATATTCAAATGCCAAACATCAATGAAATTGATTATAAGTTTAGAAAGAAAGACGACAAGATTCTTTATGGATTTGCTAATGTTAAATTTGTTTCTGAAAAAGTGTTTGATGACATTATGTCTAAAAGGCCATTTAAAGACTTTGAAGATTTTTATGAAAGAGTCAATAGAAGAATTGTGAACAAAAGAGTTGTTGAGTCGCTTGTTGTTACTTGTGCATTTGATTGTTTTAATAAGAATAAACTTGAGATATTAGAGCAATATAAAAAGTTGAAGAAAGATAAAACACTTGACTATTCAAATGTTGACTTTGCAAAACTTGAGCTTAATTTTCTTAATTTCGACTTTTTTGAAATGAGAGAATTTTACAGTAAAGCAAGAGAATATGTGAAGAATCCAAAGTTTAAAAAGTTTTATGAAAATGATCTAACAGATGTTATACGAATAGATGATCTTTACTCAACAAAATACAAATATTGCATTACTGCTTATGGGCTAAAAGATATTTATGATAGAATATGGATTGATAAAGCAAAGCTTGAATCGTGTGATTTATCTAATAAGTATAGAGCATTTTGTATTAAAATAGATGATTCGAATAAAGACTTTATCTCAATAGAAAGTATAAAACAAATTTTTGATTAGGAGGTCAAAAAATGATCAAAGAGCAGATTGAAAACATTCGACAAGCAATGGGAACATTGCCATCACAAAAACCAAAGAAAAATTATGACTATGTAAATGCATTAGAACATTGTCATGTTAGATTAGCAGAGGCACCTGAGAATCCTTATCGTCCGCTTGTTAGAATGGCAACAGCAACTTGGGGAGATGGCCAGCCAGGTGATTATCATGGATCGACAAGAAAGTGGGAGAAGTTATCTCCTGAGAATAGATTTAGAGTTGCTCTATCTGTTCTTACAGGGAACACACTTCCAACAGCACTTGAGTCTGTTAATTTTACTTTTGAATATGATGCTCCACGTCATACGTTTGACCAGTTTGCAAGAATGAGAATAGGATCAGGTCATGCATCAATCGGTTGCCGAGACAATTCAAAGCTTGATGCTCCTTTTGTTCTATATCCATCTCTTTATGAGTCAATTAAGAGTGACGAGTCATTGAGACAAGACTTCGAAATTTGGGTAGAGCAAACAAAAGATCTTTATGAAAGAATCTTAGGAACTGAAAAAGGTAGCTGGCAAACTGCAAGAGCAGTTCTTCCAATGAGTTACAATCATTCTTGGGTTTCATATATGAATCTTCTTGCAATGAAGGGTCAGATGGGTCGAAGACTTATGGCTTGTGAAGAAGCTCCAATTGTTCTGTTGTTCTGGAAGATGCAAAATGAAGTTAATGAAAAGTTTCCATTAATTGCTAATTATCTTCGTCCTGTGTGCGATCGTGCGAAGAAGTGTGTGTATCATGAAGGACCTGAAGGACTTACAAAGTATTTTTCAGCATTATTTGCAGGTTGTGGAAGATGGAAGACAAGTCAAGATTACTCTGAATTTAACAATAGTTGTTCTGATTATGAGCAACTTGCTCAGTATGTTAACATAGTTCAGCCTGATCAATGGATTGACTTTACTCCAGATGATTATGATAAATTATCTGATAAGGATAAACAATTGTTCGAAAGTGAATAAATATATTTGATATGAACCTATTAGAGTTAAAAGATTATATACAAGAAGCTTTGAATGAAAACAATCTTTTAATTGAGGTGCGTCTTCAGGAGTTGATGAAAGATACTCCTAAGATTGTGAAGGATAGATCAAAAGGATATGATGTCACATTTCGTATCAGTTTTGTTAAAGATGGTAAGTATAGATATAAATTTATTGTAAAGAAGCCGGGAACTAAAGCTTACAATGTCAACTTTGAATTTCTAGATCTTGATCGTGAAGAAAAAATTAAAAAAGACATAAAAAATGCAAATGAAAGATCAAGATATTGGAAAAAGAAGGCTTCTGAGATAAAAGATAAGAAAAAGAAAAGTGAATATTTAAAAAAATCAAAAGAAGAGTTAGACAAGATTGAAGATATCTATCAAGATTACTCAGATGACATGTTGGATTTAGATGTTAGAGTGAGTTGCACATGTGGATATTTCAAATTTTGGGGACCTGACTATAATGCTAGACAAAATGATTATAGTCTTCGAAAAATGTCTAATCTTCAGCCTCCTGATATTCGAGATCCGAATAGGGAGCATAATATCTGCAAACATATATATGCTGCTTCTAAGGTTCTCGTCGATTATTTAAAATCCTCAAAAGACTAGGCAAGTGCTCAAAAGGCACTTGTTTTGTCGTTTATGAAAGGAGCTAAAAAGTAAATGGCAGAATTATTTTGTAAAGATTGTGGAAGCAAGTTGTGGATCCATCAAAGAAGAGATGGGGAGATTGTAAGATATAAATGTAGTTCATGCGGATCAACATTTTCAGCATCTGTAGTTGATGAAGTTTATGAAGACTTTGTTGAAGGTGAAGGTGAGGTTGAATATCTTGAGAGAAAAGTTTTAGATCTTCAAACACAGAATAGACTTCTTAGAAGATCAGATAAAAGTGATTATAAATATGTTAATTTTTCTGAAAATTATATGAAACATATGCTTGAGGCTTTTAAAGATCAGCCTCTTGTTGGATATAAGAAAATTAAACATGTTGAAGAGAATAGAGAAGTTGAAGGAATTATTCAATTATCTGATCTTCACTTTGGAGAATATATTGATGAAGAATATAATTATTTTGATTTCATTGTGGGATCAAAAAGAATAAGAAAACTTTATGAAAAGTCAGTTAAATATTTTAAAAGTGAAGGTATTAAAGTAGTTCATGTCTTTTGTACGGGCGATTTTATCAATTCAGATAGAAGATTAGATGAATATACAACAAACATGGCAAGTAGAGCAAATGCTCATTTAATGACAATTGAAATATTAAAAGGATTTTTTCAAGACTTGAGTCAAGATTTTATTCTCCATGTTTATTGTGTTGTTGGAAATGAAAGTAGAATTGATCAAGAACCTTCATTGTCAGATTGGTCTCTCTCTAACAATTATGATCTTATTTTATTTAGAGCTCTTTCAATGCTTTTAAATTCTGATCAAATAATATTTCATGATAATGAGAAGAACTATATACAGCAACATGTTAAGGTTTTAAATAGCATTATTTCTATTAGTCACGGTGAGTATGTTGCAGGAAATGACATTGAGAAGACAACAACGACTGCTGTAGGATCTGTTGTGTTATCTACAGGATTAGTTCCTGACTATCAATTATTCGGTCATAGGCACTCTTGTCGAATTGCAGAATTTTATGCAAGATCCTCTAGCTTGTGCGGTGCAAACAGATATAGTTATGAAAAGTTGAAACTTGCAAGCAGAGCAAGTCAAAATATAGGAATTGTTACATCAAAAAAAGAAATTGAAATGAAGAGAGTAGATCTTCATAATGCTGATGATTATACACCATATCCATTTAGAGAATTATATAATTGTTATTATGGAACTTCAACAGTGAGAAAACATTTACCAATGAGGTAAGAAAATGAATGCAAAACTTCAAAAAAAATTATATGAAAAATATCCTAAAATATTTCAACAAAAGGACATGTCGCCTAGAGAAACATGTATGTGCTGGGGTATTGCCACTGGAGATGGTTGGTATTGGCTATTAGATCACCTTTGTGCATCTCTTCAATTTAATACAGACGAGAATAACAGAGATGGACGATATCCTCAAGTTGTTGCTACTCAAGTGAAAGAGAAGTTTGGAGGTCTAAGATTCTATACAGCTGGTGCTAATGAGAAACAGGATGCTGTAATAAATTTTTGCTGTGCACTTAGTTATCATATCTGTGAAGAATGTGGAAGTATTGAGCATGTTCGTCAAACAGATAGAGGATGGATTCGAACTCTCTGTCGAAAGTGTTACAGAAAAGCTAAGTGTATGAATATTTTATATAAGATAAAGAGATTTTTCAGGCTCACCAAGATCACTCAATTTGTTCGTAAGTTTAATAAATAAATATGAGTGGATATAACTATTTTTCTGTGCCTAAATTGGAGGAACAAATGAACCTTGATTTCATAAAAGAATTTAAGAAACTGTCTGGACATGATCTTATTGATAAAGAGATTGATTCCTATATAAAACAGTTTTTATATGCAAACGATTCGTTGTCTGCAAACGAGCTTGTAACAAAACTTGAAGATAAGATTGACCAAGATGGTCATTCAAATGCTAAAGATCAAATTTTATCTAAGTTAAAAGATATCATAGGTTTAGATAAACCAGGAATCACAGAATTCAAAACTGATCCTGCCAAAAAAGATGTTCCTACAGTTGAAATGCCCGGCAAAATTCTTGCTGAGTCTAAGTTGATAAAAGATGTTGAGCTAAAGAAATTTTCTAATGGTAAGTTGATTGTAAAGAAATTTAAAGCTGGAACAAAAGTTAAAGTAAAGCAAGATGATAAGGTGTCTGATGGAGATAAAGGTTTTTTAATTAGTTCAGATGGATTTCAAGATAGATTCCCAGAGTCAAAGAGAGACTCACTTGTTGAGTCTTTATCTGATGAAGATGAAAAGAGAATAGAAGATATCACTCATGCTATTATAGATATTATATCTGATAAAGTAGACAATCCTGATGATTATGAATGGCTAAATTATATGTCAGTTAGAGATATGGTTATTGATAATGTTAGTCAAGGTTTAGAAACAGTAGAAGAAATAGTTAAATCAATTGAAGATACGATGCTTGGTATTGAAGAAGGTAGAGATAATAAGTCATTTGTTCGAAAATATAAAGGATCTTTAATAAGAGTTTTTTATGATGGAGATACATGGACATGGGAGCTAAAAGGAACTCCTAATTCTTACGGTCCGGCAGAAGGTCCTAATGACAATGATACTCCTGAAGAAGCTTTGCAGTCAGCAAAAGATTACATAGACGGTTTTTATGAGTTCAATGAAGCTGAAGAGAGAACATTTGTTGCAAAAGATCAGGAAGGAAATCCTTTATTTTCAGTAAGTGCTGAGTCTGATCAAGAAGCAAGAGACGAGATTGACTCTCAAGAAGTAGATCAGGATGATCAAGAGAAATGGAATAAGTCAAAGCAAAAGCTTGACATTGAAGAATCTGAAGCTGATGAGATATCTCCAGAAGATCTTGAAGCTGCTGGAGATTATTATGATAGAAATGTTCAGTATAAATCAGATGATGATATTAAATCTGAATTTAATAATTTCAAAATAACAAGCATTGAAGTAAAGCCTTCAGGTGATAGTGGCTATATTAATATAGAATTTCCAGAAGGTGGAGAGCATGTCGGCGGCGGAACTGATGAAGTTTCAGATAGTTGGATAATTTATGATAACGGCCGTGTTGCTTTTGACAATTGGTATCCTGAAGAAGTATATAATGAATTAGTTGATGCAATTCATCAAAAGAAATTAGGATTGAGAGAAGATGCAGATCAGAAATTTGAATATCAATTGCTAAGTCGCCTTCAACAAGACTGCAAATATTCAATACAAAACAATTCATTGAGACATCTCTGGGGAATTACTGTTGAAGATCATATTGCTAAAATGAGAGAATTATATGATCAATTGAAAGAAAAGCCAGAATGGATTTCAGAACAAGATATTGACTCATATGAAGAGCAATTAAAAGCAATTGATAATGGTGTCAATGAAGATGATGACGAGACTGACTTTACTGAATTTGAGCCTGATACTGAAGACAATGCTGATATGCAAGACACATTAGATCATCAAGTGAATTATGATAAAGATAGAATTAAAGTTGGTGACATGGTTGAGATTACAGATAAAAGCTCTGGAGATCTTGTTGTTGCTCCTACAAAAGTTATTGATGTTCAAGTTTTGAAAGATCCTGCAGGTGAAGAATATATCACAGTTGATCTTGATGATGGGAATGATGATTATATTTATTCTGAAGAAGATTATGATATTAAAAAATATGAGCAAGATTTTAAAGAGAAAGAAGCAATTAAAGATCTTTTAAATCAATCATATGACGGATATATAGAGAAACCAAAACAAGTTAAACTAAGCGAAAGTCTTAAAGATATCAAAAGACTATCTACATACCGGAGTATTTAATGAGAAAAGTAATTGATAAGATTTCTAATATATTTGAAGAAAATCAGTCATTAATTACTGAAGTATACAAGTCTGATATTCTGAAAAAGATTAGCAAAATGGATTATGCTAAATATGATTCGGGATATAAGAAATATGATTATCGTGATGTTAAAGTAAAGTTCATAAATCGTGATGGTGAAGAAGTTGAGAGAGATTATTATTCAACTGATGCAAATAGTGCAAAAGATCTTAAGAACATTGTCTCTCATAATATTTTAAGAAGATATTATCCATCAGATATTGATCAAGAAACAAAAGATAAAGTTCTTAATTCTATAGAAGTAACATTCAGCCGTAGAGAAGATAATTATAGATACTCAAGAGTAAGAGATGCTTCTGTTTATGATGGTATAAAAGCTCTTACAAATAAACAACTTGATCTTGCAAATATATCTGATGAAGATATTGAATCTCTTCCTCCAGGAAATGCATGGGACAAGAGATATGATGGAGCTATTTTTTGGGTAAAGGAATCTGAAAATAAGCTCTTAGGTGTTTCATTTGATGGAAAGCTTTTATTCAAGCCTGCAAATTCATATGACGACAAGCTTTCCGGTTTAGGATCTGCAGGATTAGGTAAAGAAGATAAAAGATCTGTTTGGTATTTACAACAAATTGCAGATAGAGGATATTTCATTCCATCTGAAGTGATTAATGCAAGTTCTGCTGGAGTAAAGAAGAAGCAAGCTCAAAGAGTTTCTGAAAAAGAAGGTGCAGAGTTCTTAAAGAGAGCTGAAGATGTTGCAAGACAAAATAAAAATAGATATAGAGAGATTCTTGATAAAAGAAAGAAATATTCTATAAACTATTCTCGAATGATTGAGAATGTTAAAGAGATTCTTTTCAATAAATCAAGACAACTCATGAGTCAAGATCTTACAAGAGATAATTATAGATCACAAACAGATGAGCTTGAGAAGTTGACCAACTATACAAAGAAGTTTTGGGATTATGCATCAAGATATGCTGATGATCCTCATTCAAACTATAACTTAGAATACTTAAGAGATATTGAGAGTCAAATAAAAAATGAATACGCCTCTTGATCAAATATGTAAGCAAATTGAAGAGAGTGATGCAGATCAGAAGATTGATCAGCTTGCAAATGCACTTGTCAATGTCTCTGCAGATGATAAGAAGAAAGCTCAGCAGATTATTGATTATATATGGGAATCAATAAAGAAAGTTGAAGAGCAAAATAAGTTAGTTGATGAAGAAATTGCATTAGCAAAGGCAGAGAATAGAGAGCCTAGATTTAAGTTCAAGAGATCAACAACATCTCTTGTAGAACAGCTTAATCAAGCAACAAAGATATCAATTGAATCAACTGGTAAGTTAGTTGATCTTTCGAATATATTAGTAAAAATAAAACAAATAGAATCCAAACAGACTGGTGCATACAAAACATTCGAAGTTCCACCAGATCTTTTAAAAGATGCACGAATGAAAGCAATCCGGGAGGGTAAAGAAAATGAGTGATCTAATAAAATCAATTGAAAACATATTCGAGAATATGTCTGAATATGCTGACAAGATCAAGGCTCAAGATCCCTTTTTGAAGAAGGTATATGAACTTCAATTACAAGGTGTTGAGTTTGCAGAGATCCAGTCATTCAAGAATTATGCAATTTGTACTGCAAAGAATGATGTGCAGCACAAAGCAAATCCTATTCAGTATTATTCTATTGTATATGATGATGGTAAGTTTAAATATTATTCATTAGCACATAAAAATGCTAACTGGGATGAAAATGAAGCAACCGAGATGACTGAAGAAGATTTCAAAACATCAGTTATTCCAGATATTGTTGCTCCAGACAAAGATATGACTGATAAAGATTCAGAATATACATCAAAAGATGATGAGAATAATCCTAAGATCAAAGATGCAGAAAGTTCTGCTCTGAGATTTAAGAATTATCCAGATCCACTAGCAACAAGTGGGCTTTCAAAACGGCCAAGTTAATAAAACTTTCAAATAATAAGGAGAAAGAAATGTCAGATATTAAAAAGGAAAAAGAATTTATTGATGGTCTTCTAAGTGAAGGTGCTATCAAAGATGTGAGTGAAGACTCAATTTATCAAGAAAACATTAAGTTTAAAGAGAAGTTTGAAAAAATTACTCCTCCATCAGCAGTAACTGTTAATGAAAATTCAGCAATTAAAGAAGGTGGAATTTTTGAAGCACCTGAAGATGAGTTAGAAGCTCCCGTTGTTGATCCGATTGCAGCTGTTGAAGCTGAACCTGAAGTTGGAGATGAACCATTAGATGCTCCTATGGATGATCCTGCTCCTGTAGAAGAGCCTGTTGGTGATGAATCTGATCCTGTAACTTCTGCTGTTATGGCATTGTTTCTAACAAGTATTGTTAGAGCTGGTGCTAACTTCAAGGAATACAAATCAGAAGCCATGAAGGAAGCTCTTGCAAAACAAGGTGTTGATGATGCTATGTATAATGCAATAGGAAAAGCATTGTATGAACTTGACACAAAATCAGAAATGTTTAATTAATATTATATTTCTGAACATATAACAAGAGGGCTAATTGATTTCTGTCATTAGCCCTCTTGTGGTTTACGGAGAAAAGAATGTCAGTTACCTATGGACCTGCACATCATAAAAAAGAGAAGAAAAAAGTGGCAAAGGCTGAATATGAAAAGAGTATAGAAAGAATAATTGCAGAGTCTACCAAAAAGGCTCACGATGAAACTGCAAACTGTAGAGACAGTTATAAATACTTTGCTGAAAAGTATGTCAAGATTGACCATCCTAAAAGAGGCAGAATCTCTTTCACGCCTTACGACTTCCAATTACGATGTGTAGATGATTTTAAAACTCATAGATTTAATGTTATACGAAAGTGTAGACAGTTAGGTCTTTCAACTACGACAGCTATCTATGTTTTATGGAAGTGTTTGTTTAATGAAGGATATGAAGTTGTAGTTATTTCTAAATCACTTCGTGAAGCTAAAAACTTCTTGAGTAAAATTCGAGTTGCATTTAAAGAAATCCAATATAGTGGAATTAAAGGTACATTAACTACAGATTCTAAAACAGAGCTTGTGTTTGACAACGGCAGTAGAATTCATTCATTGCCTGCTACTGCTGGTCGTTCATTTGCATGTTCATTATTGGTACTTGATGAAGCTGCATTCTGTAAGAATATTGACACACTTTGGGCTGAAACATTCCCAACACTATCTACTGGTGGAGATTGTATTGTTATCTCAACTGTAAATGGTACTTCAGGAACAGGTAAATGGTTCTTTGAAACATGGAGAGATGCGGAGTCTGGTGAGAATGATTTTAATCCAATAAGATTGTTCTGGTATGATAATCCTGACTTTAATGAAAAATGGCTTGAAATGCAATTTAGGCAATTGAAGGCTAAACGGTTCAAGCAAGAAATCTTAGGTATTTTTCATGGTTCAGGAGATGCTTTCTTTCAGATGGATGTTGTTGAGAGACTTGAGAATGAAGTCGAGGAGCCTAAGTGGAAGAAAGAGCATGGTAAATTATGGATCTGGAGTCCTCCTTTAAGAGGCAAGAGATATGGAATGACAGTTGATACTGGATCAGGTGATGCAACTGACTATTCTGTATTTCAAATATTTGATATAGATTCATTTGAACAAGTTGCTGAGTTTCGCACAAAGACAAATACAGATAAATTCACAAGAATTATACATAAATGGGCAAAGATCTACAACAATGCATTCATTATTGCTGAAAGAAATTCAATGGGTCAAGCTGTTGCTGACAACTTATGGTTCAGAATTGGATATTTGAATATGTATTGTGCTAAGAAGAATGTTCCTGGATGGAAAACAACAACAAGGACAAGACCATACATCATATCTGCTATTGAAAATGCATTTGTTGAAAAATGTGTGAAAGTCAAGAGTGTTAGAACACTTAGAGAAGTTCAATCATTTGTAATTAAAAATAACGGAAAGGTTGAGCATGATACAGGAGCAAATGATGATCTACTTTTTGGAATAGGATTATTTGTTCATAATCGTCAAAAAATAATGGCTACAGCTCCAGTAACACATATGAGATCTGATGAAGATAAGTCAATATTCTCATATATGTCTGAGTATCAGAACAATTTTAATATGAAGCCAGTGACTCACACATCTTCAGGGCAAGATTTGAGTTGGCTGTTCGACAAAAAATAATAAATATATATGAAGGAGAGTAAATATGTCAGACAACTTTTTTAAGACTACAAATATTTGGCAGAAAATTCAGCGATATTTTAGTCGATCGAATATTCAGACAACAGATTCTCAAACATCTGAACTGCATGTTAAGACAACTCCACATAACTGGTTTCATACAGTTATGCCGTCTTCTTGGACTTGGTATAATTCTGAGATATATCCTCAAGAGAGGCTCAGAAAGAAAAGAATTCAAGATTACAACATGATGGATGAAGATGGAGATATTACAAATGCTCTAAATATATATGCAGATGCTGCAACTCAAGTCAATCTAGAAACAGGACACACTATTAAAGTCTCAGGAAATTATTCAGTTAAAAGAGAAATTGAAGATTTTTTATATGAGACTATTTTATTTGATGAGCAAGCATGGGGATTAGCAAGAGATCTTTGTAAATACGGAGATGCTGCATTTGAGCTTGTATTAGATAATACAAAAGAAGATATTACAAAGCTTGTTGCTATTCCAATTGAAGGATTCAGACGAATTGAAATCAACAGAGTGTTAAAGCAATTTCAGTTTGATCCTAAGTTATTGATGCTGCAAGGTATGCAACAAACTGATGTTATTAATTATGATCCATTTGAAGTAGCTCATTTCACTTTAAGAACAAATGAATCAAGATACTACCCACTAGGTAGAAGTATATTAGAAGGATCAAGAAAAGCATGGAAGCAGCTTAAGATCCTTGAAGATTCATTAGTTATCAACAGATTGGTTAGAGCACCTGAAAGAAGAGTGTTCATGATCGAAGTTGGTAATCTATCATCTGCTGAAGCTAAACAATTCTTAGAAGAAGTGAAGGCAGAATATAATAAGAAGAAGTTCTTCAATCCAACTACTGGAGAAATTGATGAAAAAGCTTCACCTCTAGCACAAATGGAAGACTTCTTTATTCCAGTGAGACAGGGTGCTGGTTCAAAAATTGATACACTTCCTGGGTCTCAAAATATGGATCAGATAGCTGATGTTGAGCTGTTCAGATCAAAAATGATATCTGCTCTTGGAATTCCTCCTCAATATATGTATGTTGCAGGCGGAACAAATCAAGGTGGAAACTTTGACACAAAAGCAGGGCTATCTCAACAAGATATAAGGTTCGGAAGAACAGTTCTCAGAATTCAAAAATCAATAGTCTCAACACTTTATAAAATCTGCTACATTCAGTTATATCTAAAAGGATTCGGAATTCAAGACATTAAGTCTCTTGAAATATCAATGACTCCTCCAAATGCTATTGAAGAATCAATGAGACTTGATGCAATCAATAAAAGAATTGATGCAGCATCTAATGCTAAAGCGACTAACTTATTTAGTGATAAATGGGTATTATCATCTATCATGTTATTTGATGATAATGAAATAGAAGAAGATCTTGAACAGAAGCAAATGGAAGCAAAGCTTGGACTATCATCAGAAGAAGGTGGTGCTCCAGGTGGAGGCATGGGTGGAGCAGAAGAACCTGCAGGTGCATTTGATGAGTTTGCAGAACCAGCTGGAGAAGAACCCACAAGTGGTCCGATTTCTGTTGGAGGAGAGGCAGAGTCTGAACAGGGATCTGAACAAGCTCCTGAGCAAGAAGTTGCATCTGTTCAATATGATAAATCAAAACTTATAAAGGAAGACAAGAATAATAAATATTTTTATAAGGGTGGTATCTTTAATCACTTGCTGAATGAGAATCAGTTTGAGGGTCTTATTGACTTGAAAGACCATGATTCTAATGTTCAGTTGATTAAGGAAGAAGCAAAAGCAAAGACAAGTGACCTCGAGTCAAATGAATAGTTTTATATAACTTACGGAGGAGAAAAATAATGGAAAAAGTTAAATTAACGTGGGACGAAGTTAGATCTCTAGAAGATCAGCTTATTGAGAATGTCCAAGTAAAAGTTCTCAAGGCTGTTTCTTCGATTGTAGAGTCTAAGGCAACTCCCATCGCATTTACTCAAGACTCTATTTACTATGATGCTGGTGACAGTTCATATAGAGCTCAATGGACTCTAACTGAAGACAAAATTAGCATTAAAGATATTGAAAAGATTGAAATATCTGAAACAGATATTCATGAACAAATCGATCAAACAACTGAAGATCTTATTGATGCTCTTGAAGAAGATAAGGATCCTTCATCAGTATGGGGTCGTTTTCTTGATCTTTGTGAAGAGAAATTCTCTGCAAAGAAGAAGATAAGAGTTAGAAAGATCAATGAGTCAAAGAAGATTATTGAAGAAGCAAAGAAGCCTGCTGTTAAGAAAGTTTCTGGTCTTATTAAAGAATCTATTGACAAATTAAATAAAGTACTTGTTGACTTTCTTGGTGAAAATGAAGAAACTGAATATGTTTATGATCTTAAAGAAGATAAGGTTATTCAGTCAAAGACACCAATTAAACCAATTATTAGATCTCTTGATGAATCAAGAACAAGTGCAAAGAAACTTAATTGGGCAGACTTCATTGAAGATAAGCATAAATTCTTAGATGTTAATGAAGAAGTTTTCTTGTTAACAAGAGATGAGATGATCAAAGGATTGACTGAAGCTGCTAAATATTCATTTGATCTTGAAGATGAAGATATTCCTTCTCAGATTGATTTTGTCATTGAACAAAGAAAGAGCCATGCAGAAACTATCTTAAATATCTTTAAGCCAATCGTTCAGGTAACTGAAGATGCAGCTATTGATGATATTATCATGCAAGGTGATGAAGTTATTTCAAATGACAAGAATGAATTCTTGCTTTCATTGTCATCATTGCTTAGTGAAATCTTTGCAACAGTAATTGAACAGACTGAAAGTGAAGATATTGAAAGTAAAGCTAAGAATCTTAAAGCTCAATTAGATGCTGAACTTGACAGTGAAGAGGGTGTTGACAAAGATGTTCTAGCAGAACTTGCAAAAGCTGCTGTTGAACTTGCTGCTACTCTTGAAGGTCATGAAGATACTGTATCTGATAGCACTGATGCTGAAGAGAAGGAAAAACCTGCTGTTGATGTTATTGGACAAAAGACTCCAAGTGACTATATGGCTGCAAATGAAGATGATGATGAAATTGAACCTATGGATGCAGATAATCCTGATCTTGTTGATCCTGAAATTGGTCATGATGATGAAGTTGAGGGAGAAAAATGGATTGAAGTAAGATGTCAAATGTGTGATTCTGACTTCCAGGTTGATATGAATAAAGTTAAGAAAGCTGAAGATGGAGAGAGTGTTTCTTCTGATGAATTGCTTTCTGAGCCTGAAGGTGAAGAACCAATGGAGGGATGCAAAGCTTCTAAAATGAATGAAGATGAAGATGCTCCTGAAGTTATGGATGAACCTGAAGCTCCTGTTGAAGAACCGGAAGAAGAATGTGGTTGTTCAGTACTTTGTCCTTATTGTGGAGCTGATGTAACAGTCGGTAAAGATGATAATGATGAGATCATTGACAATGAGTTTGAAGATGAAGTTGAAGAAGCAGGACCTGCAGCTGATCAACCAGCACAAGAATTAGCAGGTGATGTTAATTATAAAGTCAATGAAGATGATAAGAAGAAGAAGAAGAAGAAACATAATTTTAAATCAAGAGATGATTATGAAGATTTTCTTACAGGTGATGATCCATCTGGTGAAGAATCACCCAATGTAAAGAATGAAGAAAAATTAGATGAACAATCTCCTGCTGCTGATTATGAATATATTCAGAAATCAACAGAAGCTTCTAAATTAGGTGCAAAGGATGTTGGTATTAGTGATAAATTCTCTAAAGATCCTTCAACTAAAAAAGAAGATGACACTCCTAAAGATGATTCATCTATTCAAGATAAGGGAGCAACAAATAACTTCAAGAAAGATGATAATACATCACCAAAATCTGAAGATGAAGGTGACGGAGAAGATATCAATAAAAAGCAAGGCAAGGGTTTCAAAGAAGGCGGAGATTCTAAGACAAAGAAAGATGATGAATTAGATTCTGCTAATACAGATGATATTGTTGATGATTCTCAAACTCATGCAGGATTTAAAAAAGATGACAATACTGCTCCTAAGTCAGATGATACTCCTGCTGATTATGAAACTTTAACACAAGTTGTTAAGATTCTTTCTGAAAAAGTATATAGAACTGAAGAAGAAGAAAGACTTCTTGAAGAAGCAATTGCTGACTTAGAAAAGATTAAATAATGAATATACTTAGAAAAATAAACAAATTATTTGAATCTGCAATAGTAGATCTGGATCTCGATAGAGATCTAGACTACTATACGCTTATTAATCAGTGGAAGAAGCAAAGAGAAGTTGATCAAGTCAGAAGATATGGAAAAGTAAAATATCCTGTTGAAGATACAAGGAGATATTCAACAGTTGTTGCAGATTTTCCTGCAGGCGGAGGATCAACACTTGATGTATATTATGATAATGAATTGAATAAATTTGCTGAAATAAAAACATATCCTGATGGAAATGAATCTGAATTAATATATATTGAAGATGATTTTGAAGATATTTATCCTCAGGAAGTTGTTAATATAATAAAAAAATACATTCAAGATAACTTAAAAGGAGAGTAAAGGATGCTACTCGTAGAAACATATACCAATTATAAGGTTTTAAAGGAGGCTAAAGGAAATGGTCCTTTAAGACTGTCAGGATTATTTCAAAAAGCTAATGCAAAAAACCAAAATGGTCGAGTATATCCTTCTCAAATTATTGAAAGAGAAGTTCAGAATTATCAAGCATTGATCAATGAAAGAAGATCAGTCGGTGAATTAGAACATCCTGATGATCCTAAGATTCATTTAGATCGAGTCTCTCATGTTATTACAGATTTAAAAAATGAATCAAATGGTGATGTCACAGGAACTCTTGAAATTCTTAATGAACTTCCATGTGGAAAAATACTTGAGGGTCTTGTTAATTCAGGTGTTCGAGTGGGAATTAGTTCAAGAGGTGTTGGTTCGGTTGAACAAACAGGAGATTATCTTGTTGTTCAGGAAGATTACAAGATGCTTGCATTTGATATAGTTGCAGAACCGTCAACTGAAAATGCATTTCCGACTCCATTATCAGAAGACATAATCAGATTCATTAACAATACAAAGACAATGAAACCCGCTAATTTTAGAAAAGCTCTTGTTGAGTGGACTGATTTTTATTTAAAAGGACAAAACTAATATGTCAGAAATGAGATCACTTATAAATAAAATGAATGAAGCAATTAATAGTGAAGACAAATCATTATCTCAATATATTAATAAAGCAAAGAAAGAATTATATCCCGATCGCGATTATCATTCTTTAACTTCAACTGAACATGATA